GCCTTTGGCTATGTTCATTAATGGGGCAGAAAAGCTGGCTGATAAGGTACAGAGACAGCTATTTGAAGATGACTATATTAATATGGCCAATAACAATGCTGTGGAAACGTTAGATTATTCTACAGAGGACAATGAGAGCGTTAAAGCAGACAGGGCGTACCTTGATGACCCCTTAGTGCAGCCTTTAGCACACAATTTGTTCCTTTATGCCCGTGCGTGTGGCATGGATGAAGACACAGCAACCCAGCAGGTCAATGATACAGTGTCAAGAGTATTTATGACCTATAAGGGACATATTTTGCCTAAAGCGTTCTTTTCGGACATTTCGGCAGATGACAAGCTGGATGCAGGTGCTGCCACCATGAATTGGCTAAGGCATAAGACAGCTATCAATAATGCTGCATGGGGTGTAGAAGAAGACAATTTGTACTTTGAATATAGCCGCTGGGACCATACGTTGGTCTTACGGTCTACAAATTGGGCGCAACCTGTGGCTGCCTATACCAAAGCACAGTTTACAGAACAGTCCAATATTATGTCTGATGAATTAGCCAGCGGTAATGAAACAGAGGCAGCTATTATAGACAGTGAAACAAATACAGATGATACGTCAGATGATAATGATAGTATCACTGATGATATTTTAGATAGGTTTAAGGGAATTATAGATTGATAAGGAGGTGTCTAAGTGCCAGGTGATATGAAACCATATATGGATTTGGCAGAGATAGCTGCACAGGAATTTCAAAATAAAACAGGCAGATATCTTGACCCTAATCTGATATGGGCACAATGGTACCATGAGACAGGTGGCTTTACGTCTGAACTCTTCCGAACAGGAAACAATTTAGGGGGCTTTACAACCACTGAAGATATGGGGGATGACTGGAGGCAGCCTGATGGAGACCTCTGGTATAAGCCTTTTTCTTCCAGAGAAGAGGGGGCAAGATTTGCTGGGGCTTATCTGGCAAATTATGTCGAGAACGGTATTGCAGATGCAACAGACCCTGTCTCTTATGCACAAGCATTAAAGAATGGTGGTTATTATGGGGCGTCTGTAGAAGAATATGCTTCAGGGTTGACCAGTGCTTTAGGTGTGTCTCCTGATTTTCAGGTGTTTGAAGAGGCGCACCCAATAGGGCCTTGGGGAGAGACACCCGCACCTATTCCTGAAGACAACCGCCATCCGTCTTACTTTGAAAGAACATGGGAAGAAACAAAAGATAAATTTATTGATAATGCAGTCGATGATGGTGCATGGGCTGTCTTAAGAAACCTTTGGGTAAACATAAATGCATCAGGAGTGTCTCACTTTCTGGATACATATAATCCATCTCAAGAAGAAGTAGAGATGGTTAAAAGAGAACTGCCAGATACAGATACACAAGGTAACAAGATAGCGGGAGCGTTAGCAGCACAAGAATATGTCTTAACACATGCATCCAGTGCAGAAGCCTTACAAGAGCTCCTCCACATGAAGCAAGAGGACATGCAGAGGAGGGCACGTGTTTCCCAGATGGAATATGGGCTATCTACATTGGGCTCTGTGGTGGGGGCTTTATTTGACCCTGTGACTATTGTAGCTGCGGGTGTCTCTGGTGGTACAGCCTTACTGGCAAAAGCTGGTAAGGTAGCTGCTTTAACTAAAAAGATTTCACTTTTAAAGAAACAAATGCGGGTGTCTTCTGCTATTACAGGTATGGATAATTTTGCCATTCAGTGTGGCACTAAGGTTGCTTTAGGCTCTGCTGTGGCTACAACAAACCGCTGGGCAGCAAAGAACTATGGTGGCTGGGAACCAGACTATGCTTCTGCTGCTTTCCTTGGTGGGGCCATTGGGGGCGCTATTGGTCTTGCAGGACGCTTGCGGAAAGCGGGTGTCCGTGGTAAGAAGATTAATGCCCTTGAAGACACCATAGAGCAGACTAAAAGAACCATAGTGGCACAGGCAGAGGATTATGTTTCTCCTATGTCACATAAAGGGCAGGTAGTAGACTACCTGTCCAAAGTAAATCAGAGGCGGCTGGCAGATGGCAGTAAAGAGGCACAGGAACTTATGGATGCCAATAAGCTCTTTATTGTGTCCAGAGAACATGCAGAAAAGTTAGCCGCCTATAATGGTATTTCTTTAGACAAGAAAGCTGTAGCCTTTACTGATAAGGCATCAGGTGTGTCTGTTTTATTGTCCGATAAGGTGACACCTAAGAACATTAAGGGCTTAGTGGCACATGAAGTAGGTGTGCATCAGGGTTTTAAGGCCATCGTTAAGGATAAAAAGATGTATGACAATATCATGGATATTGTAAAACAAAAGATGCAGCGGTCTTCTAACAAAGCATGGAGACAAGCAGCAAAGCAGGCTGATACACCAGAAGAGGCCTTAGCTTATTGGGCAGAGCATACTTTTAATAATAAAGATAGTTTATGGAAATATCTTAAAAAAGCTCTTTATAAAAGTGAAGAAGACTTGTCTGATGTCGCTTTGAAGAAGCTGGTTCAGCAGAGCCTCAAAACAACAGGGTTATCTGCACTGGTAAAGCATCAACAGGCTTATCAGGACGTTGTGCATCTCATAGAAAAAAGACGTTATAATAAAGGCGCTATAAAATCTTATAGAAACTGGGAAAAAGCAAAGCAACAGACAAAAACCACCGATGAAGCAATACAATATTGGTTATCTCATTATTATGATGAGAATGATAGAGTATGGCAGAAGCTTAAACGCAGTTTAGACACCCAGGGCATGCAAATAAATGATGCGGATATAAGAGATATTCTTGTAAGAGGATATGCGTTTAAAAATCAGCCCGTTGCATCCTCGCTTTCGGATGGGTCTAATGTAGTTATGGATATTCATTATTCCAAAGACAACATGCTAACCCCTGTTCATGAGACCTTTATGGATACTAAAGGGACTGTGTCTAAAGAAAATAAACACTGGTACCTTGATTTCCTGGGTCTTCATTTTTCTCCAGGGGAATGGTTAGAGGCGGGCTGGCTTCCAGGCACTCTTTATGGTAAGCTGGCCTCTTCCCGTCTGCCACGATTACGAGAAGCAGCAAATATCCTTTTACACGATGCACAAATGCGTGGCCATGAACGTTTCGGTATGACACAATCAACAGAGGACATTAAACGGTTTATGCAAGACCGCTGGCTGTCTATGTATAATGATTTTATGGATGACCGTATCAAATATACGGTGAAAACGTATGGCCATGTGGGGGCATTAAGAAATAAGTATATCAATAAAGTAAATGAGGACATTGTTAAATGTTACAATTTACTCAATGAAAACTGTGCTGCCTTAGGTAAAACAGACACCTTATCTAAATACCCCGCTGAAATTGTGTCTTTAGCAAGGCACATGAAAGCCATTCGCAAAGACATGATGGAATTTGGGGCAGCGGAAGGTGAAAGGTTAGGTGGACGAAAAGGTACAGGAGCATATCTTAGTCATGATGGCCTCTTTAATGATGATGAGTTTTACCGTATTGTAGACATGGATAAGATGTATGACTATGTAGGAGCACATTATTATGGGAGCGCTAAAGGCTGGGATAAATTTCAGGATATGCTTACAGATTATGCAAGACGCAATGCAAACAGAAAGGTCATTCGAGAGCAGCTGGAGCACAAAGCCAAACAAGACTTTGATATTGCAAGACTTCAATATAACAGCAAACCTCATGGGCCTAAAGACGTCCCACCTGTTAAGACAGACGTAACCGATGAAGCCGTGGATGCCTGGACAGAGGAAAATGCTAAGGACTGGGCCTTTGGTATTCGAGATAGGCACATGTCTGATATGGAATTTATGGATGGTGATGTGTCTACTTTTAGGGACAGTATGGCCTCCTTTAATCACCGTTTCCCTATGGATACATCCGCTGAAATGGATATTGGTAATGGTGTTACCTTCTGTTTTGACCGAGATATGCGTGATTTTGATATAGACAAAATAATGCCGCAGATGATAAACAGAATGTCTGGTGATGTTGCCCTTCATGCAACCTTTGGGGAAGGTGGTACCAAAGATTTTCTGGATACCTGCGCCCAAGAATTAGAAAAGAGCAAACATATATTGGGCAAAGGTGGCGCAGAGAGACAGAAAGATGCATTAAGACGTTCCATCCAGATGATAAGGGGTGTTGGAGATTATAATACAGCCGACATGAAGAATTGGAACCTGCTGTCCAATATGATACGTAAGCACTCTTATGCAAACGTAGGTGGTAACATGACCTTTGCACAGACAGGTGAAATTGGGTCTATGGTTGCTTACAGCGGCTTTCATTCTTTGCTGTCTGGTATTCCTGTCTTTGGTAAAACACTGGCCAGGGGCTGGAGGCACATGTCTAATGGAGAACTGGCGTCTATAGCCGAAGCAGCTGAAAAGCATCTAAAGGGAGAGTCTATTGCGACCAAAGCGTGGCATATGAGCTCCTCTATGACTAACCGTGCCTTTAGCCAGACCATGGCACATAATGATGACGGTTCACGTACCTTATTGTCCACAGTGGCCGATAGTGCTTACAAATGGACACATAGAGAGTCCTTATTGACCTCTACTGTGAACCAGATGACGAAGCTGACAGACGCTATGGAACAGGAGTCCCGTATTAGTGCCATTACAGACCTTATAGATTGGGCAAATGGTAAAACATTTAGTGCCTTTAGGAACCCTGTAAGTGCAAAGAAACTGAAAGCAGCAGGGGTGTCTGATACAGTTAGCATGAAGCGGGACATAAAGAAATATTTGGATGTTCCACAAGACCAGGTATCAACATCAATGGACAAATGGATGCAGGAGTCTCCTGATACGTTTACATTATGGAGACAGCTGGTTAGGAACCAGTCTTTGCGGTCTATTCAGCAGCAGACCATAGGAAACACTGGGTACCTTAAAGATGCTAATTGGTACACTAAACTGTTCTTCCAGTTTAAAGATTTTACGTTTAGGACGATTAACGGACAGATGATGAGGGCATTACAGTCCCATGAAGTGGACGATGGGATGGCATTAATGTTCTCCATGGGCACAAATGCAATGACCTATTATGGCTTGACAGTAGCCAGAGGGTACGCTATGTATCCCAATGATACAGCTAAACGGGATGCCTTCTTTGATAGGAACCTTACGCCACAGCGCTTAGCCTTGGCAGGGTTGACAAGAGCATCCTTTATGTCTATTCTGTCTGTAGGTACTGATGTAGCGGAAATGTTTACGGATTTCCAGGGCTTTAGAACAACGGTAGATAATACCTATAAGAAACCCCGTTCAGATATGTCCGTCAGTGGTAAGCTTGGTAAGGCTATTGGGCAGGCTCCTGCTATTGGCGTTTTGGATAAGACAGCTTATGGGGTGACAGGTGCTTATGACCTGGCTACTCACCAGGGGGACACCAGAGATTTTGATAATCTGATGAGGTCTTTACCACTTGGTTCTTGGTGGGCAATGGTAGGTGTGTCTTCTCTTATCAAAGATAAGGTGAACATAAAGAAGCCTAAGACTAAAAAGCCTACACCTAAGAAGAAAGTATATAAGCAGAAAGGTCTTTTAGAAAAGTTAACAGGAGGATAAAACATGCATGAGGGTTATACAGGCGAATGGGATAAAAACTGGTATTCGTTAAGTCCCGAGGAGAAGAAGATACGTTTACGTATTTATGACACGATACACAGCAAAGAAATCTGGGACTATTATACTGGGTGGAGTCTCTTTTGGCATATTCTTCAAGTGTTTATAAACTTCTATGCAGGTGTTTCCATTATTGTTCTTTTCTTAGAATGGATAAAACATTAAGGTATTTTTAAATACAGAGAGGGTCTTAATGGCCCTCTATTTTTTTTACAGGAAAGGAGCCTTATGGCTGACGAAAGAAAAACACAGGTGACATACCAGGGCAATGGGACACAGCGGGTCTATTCTTTTTCGTTTGATTATCTTCGCAAGGCTTTTGTTAAAGTACGCTTGATAGATAATGAGACACGAAAAGAACTGATACAGGGAACAGAATACACTGTAACAGATAAACAGATTACCCTGGCATCTCCCACTAACCTGAAGATAGAAATTGTAAGGCAGACCACTACACAGCCACTGGTAGCCTGGAAAGATGCGTCTGTACTAAAAGCAGTCGATATGTCTGTACAAGAAGTACAGCTGCTGCACTTGGCGGAAGAAACCAGAGATGAAGTACGTGATGGGGGTATGGCTTTGTCTGAAGTGGCACAGGCCTGGGATGCACGTATGCACCGCATTATTAATCTTTTAGACCCTCAAGACCCTACAGATGCGGTTACGCTACATTATATTACAGCAAATAAAGAGTCCTTTTTGAATGAATTGAAAGCAAAAGGACAGGAACAGGTGCAGGGCATTACACAGACAGGAAACACCTATTTAAATAGGCTCAATGCCTTAAAACAGGCGGGGGAAACTTCTGCAAGTGGTGCTGCCCAGGCCAGCTTACAGGCAGCGGCTGCACAGAACAAAGCTAAAGAATGGGCAATATCAACGGATTCTCCTGACGGACAAACTGATACAGAGTCTTCGACAGGTAAGACACAATCCAGCCGTTCATGGGCTTTAATTGCAAAAGACCTGTGGTCTCAATGCGTCTCTGTGCTAAATGAAGTAAACACTTATATGCAAACTGTACTTAGTAAGGCAGAAGAAGTAACTATAGCAGCTCAACAGGCTTTTCAGGCACAAGCAGGAGCAAAGCAGCAAGCAACCAAAGCAACCACACAGGCAACACAGGCGGCACAATCTGCACAAGCTGCCGCAAAAAGCGCACAACAGGCTGCAACATGGAACCCCGCTGCTTATGATACAAGGCAAGTTAGTGAACAAAAATATGCTAAAAAAGAAGAAACACTGGCTGCTGCAACGAATAATGGGGGGCTTAGTGATTGTCTCCTTGTATCCTTAGATGACCCTTATAACCCCCTAAACCAGCCCCATTTAATAGATGGCAACACACAGATAAACATGCCCCCTAATGTATCTTGGGGTATACGACAGGTCTTTTATGTGTCCAATAAGTGCATTACTGTTCAAGTGGTTGGTGTCAATAATGCTAAAAACCAGACTGTTATTTGGTATAACACATATAACAATGGGGGATGGACAGGGTGGGTGCAGAACCCCATTATAGGGGAAAATGGTCACCTTTATTTTCCTAATGGGGAGATGTGGATAGAATGAGTCATTCAAACCACTCTTTAAAAATATATGATAGTAAGGCAAATAAAACGTACCCCATTTCATTGTACACACGAAAAGAGGAATGTAATACAGATAATAATTGGTTGCCGTTATTAATTGACAATCAGATATTATTTATGCCTATTACCCCCTATTTAGGTAATGAAGCAGCGGGAGGCAGCACAGCTGTACGTACTTTAAAAAATAATAAAACGTATCAAATTCTCCAAAATGGAGAGTTTTATTTAAAAATACAGCAAAGCCCCAATCAGACAATTACATTACATGTTGGGGGACAAAGCTGGACAGATGAAAATGAGCATTGGTTCCCTTATGGGACACCATGGCACGCTACTGTTTCTGGGCATTCAGGATGGGACGTGGGGGCTTTAAATGCAGCTGATGGTACCTTGATAAACAGTGATATTGTTATTACTGCTTCCCCTGCGACACTGGCAATACCTTCTGGGTCTTTATTAATATCAGGGAGCGCTACGTGGGTGTGCCCCCAATACATTAACCGCATAAAGACACATGTAGGGGTGTTTGACGCCTATTATGATGTAACGGCAGGAAACTCATATACAATAGAATATTACGCTTCTCCGAAGAAGAAGAAGTGGTATATAAATGGTGTGTTCTGGTTTTCCGCTGGTATTTCCTCAATTACCATTGAGTG